CTGGAACACTCTTAACAAAACTGTTTGCAACTTCTTGCCGTTTAATTTCCAGTGCGGCACCAACCTTGTCGGCCATTGTGCTCTTAAATGCATCTTCTGATTCAAGATGATTTCCTTTAACTAATTTGTCTACTAAATCTTTAACGCTCATTAATAATCTCCATTTTCGTTTCCGTTACCCGTTCCAGCTGGATCATCAGGATCTATAGGAGATCCATCGACTTGAGGATACCTCGTAACACCATCTGTACTATCTGGAACATCGACTCCACCGTCCTCTGGATCCATCCCAGATTCTTTATTTATTTCATCTTGCATATCATCAATTTCTGCTTCGGTCATACTTAGTACGTTCTTCTGCACCCATTTCTTACTGAAGAATGTACCAACATAAGACTCTACTGTTTGTAAAACTTCTAATCGATCTTTCAGAAGTTCTGCTTCTTTGAGTTCTGCAAAATGTCCGTCCTGTAAAAAGTCATATTGTATATGCTCTTTAATGTTTGACCAATCTTCAAGAGTAATAACACCCTTGAGTATGAGTTGTGTTTTAAGTACATCTGTAAACAGTGCAGTAAACTTTTTACGCAACCGTTGTACAAATTTGGTGAACTTTAGTTCATCTCTTGTAATCTCTGTTGACCGTCCAAGACTGAAGGCTTGTTCAGCTTCCATACGAGAGACAGGTACGTTCAATGAACGATACAATTTTCTCTGGAAATAAACGATGTCATCAATCTCACCTAAGTTAGAACCGCCAGGCAAAGTTGTAATTTCTGTTCCTCGACCACCTTCTCTACGAGGCAACCAGAAATCTTCCAGCATACTCATCTGATTACGGTCATCTCGTATCTCACCAGTTGATGCATTGTAAACCAACTTATTACGATAACGGTTCATCACATCTTTAAGATACTGTTCTGCCTTTATCTTGGGTAGATTACCAACATCGATATAGAAAATACGTCTTTCGGGAGCTCTTGATATACGATAGATAACCAGTGCATCTTCAATCATGCGTAACTGGTTAACAGGTTTAATTGCTTTATGAAGATAAGAAAGAACGTGTCCTTTGTTCTGATCGATTACACCAGACGGACAATAACTAATGCTGTCGGATGCAATTTTTATTCCCTGAGCAGTCCCCTGACTTGCAATACCTTTATCATTGTAAAGATAATATTCATCAACTTTCTTTATTAACTCTATACTTGTTCCCTGTTTTGGTTCTCTTAGAACTTCCCTGACCTTTTTGATTTTACTTGGGTCAATATATCTTAATTCTTGAATACCTTTTCGTGGGAATTTTTTATCAATGACTTTGTGGTAGAACATTCTTCCGTCAACATACCATCTGCGAAAGATATCATGACCCTTGACATCAAAATCAAGAAGTCTAAGAACCCCGTCAAATTCTTCAGCAATTTTCTTTTTAATCTTGGAGGGATAAGGTAGTCTGTCTAAGACAATAGAAACGGCTTGATCCATTTCATTTGCGACAATACCTTCGTTGATAATATCTTCGATTGCAGAATCACATTCGGGTTGTTTTGCGATATCACGATATCTACGAACTAAATCCTGTTCAGTTCGTTCTCGGCCATCGGTATCTAAAACCTGACCAAAAAAACCACCACCGGCAATTTCTACAGTGCCATCATCAGGCGCTGGGAGAGTAAATTTCTCTCCCCCAACATCCTTCATTCTTTCAAAACGGAATCCAAAAAGTTCAGCCATGATAACTCCTACTATGTTGTATTATTTAGTAGGTTATAATTTAGAAGTTTACGCCAGATGCTTCAAAGTGTTGATATCTCCAAGTAACTTCAAATGTTTCAAGAGCATTTGTTGTATCAGATGCTAATTCAATAGTTCCAACTGTCAATGGAAACGCAGATTTAAAAATATAACTTTTTAGAACTGTTTCATCCCTGTCTAACTGTTCGACAAACAAATCTGATTGATAATCAGCAGGAGCAGTAACACCAGTATTAGTTCTTAAATTATTGATACCGTTGTTCCACCGTTCCATTGCGTTACGAATCATAAAGTCCGTATCGTTATAGAAAGTAGTTGTCCATTGATCAAATTCTGGTCTATCACCAGCTATATAAATGCTTCTTCCTCTGAATGGAACTGGAACTTCACCAAGCGTCATGGCTGGCATACTTGTCGCAGTACAAAGAAACGATGTTCTCCTAACGTCTAGTCCAATCGGAATGCCCGGCGGGGGAGCAATCGTAACTCTGAACTGATTCGCACGAGCACCACCACCAATCAAGTTTGCTTTAAAATCGTCTATACTTGCCATCTTGTTCTCCTACTACCCTTGAACTTCACTAAATGCGACACCAGTTCGTGTTGCGATAAAGTTTAGTGTTATAAAGTTAATTGCTCTAGCAGGTTTAATGTAGATGTCTGCAACAAATTCATTTCTGTCAATAACTGATCCTGTATTATTTGATCCGTCACATATCACACTAAAATCTGTAATACCTCTACGTCCTTGAACATCCCTCAAGAAAGGTTCTACTAAACTTCTAAACTGTGCCCTTGTAAATTCATCGTTGAACTCAAAGAGTTGGAATTTAGATGCAGTTGCGATTGCTTTCTCAAGAAGTAAGAACAACCTACGCACATTAATTCTATCAAACGCACTTGGTTTAGCAAGTGCAGTCTTATCACCGAACAATACTACACCTTGGCCTGGAAAGTTAACTATTGGATTGATTCTCGCTCTGTAAAGAATATCTCTATTAGCCTTAGTTGGATTGTAAGATAGTTTAATCGCACCCCTTACGTTACCTCGATTATAACCGCCAGGCGAGAACCAAGCATCTGCAACTCTGTCCGTATATGCACAAAGTCCAGCAGTATCACCATTCATTGGCACATATCGATATACATCGTTATATTTGTCATACATATATTTGTATGCACTGTCATACACCATGTAAGAGGATGACGGACACCTATCAAATCCTGATTTAACATTTGCTGTTGCTGTAACTGTCGATGTTACGTTAACTGTTGCGGCCCTATATGGCGAAACAAATCCTACACAATCCCTTCGTAATTCGCAAAGATCTGTAATCATGGATACATGAGCATCCATTCCAACTACAGTATCAGCTATACCACTAGAAGGGCCACCAAGAATCAAATTCACATCTACTGATTCTGCATCCCCAAATTTTTCATATGCAGATTTAAGTTCGCCGGCAGTTACACTGTAATCCTCAACACCACCAGAAAATTCAGTTTTAGTTGGTGTGTCTACTGCTGAATATCCAAATGTACCACTTTCCAGTGTAATTTCCCCATTTTCATCTATTGGGCCTGCAGCACTTGAATCAAGAACAACATTATCTCCAGCATTACTTGAAGAACCGTCTGTTCCGTTCAAGATAACTGAACCACCAGCACCATCTATGTTAGTACCCCAATTATTACCAGATGTATTATGATCCATCCAATAAATATACTTTGATTGTCTGTAAATTACATCAGGATAATAATTGTTAAGGCCTTGTGGAGTTTTTGCACTTGAGTTTTTAGATAACCCGTCAAAAATTTCTATGACTGAACTAAGTCTTTGACCAGCAGTGTCTATATCAAAACCTGTGATATCACCAGTTGTATCATAGACAACTATATGTAACTCATCAACAGTTCCTCGACCATTTTGTGTTGCCCAATCTGAAGTGCCTGGGCCAGGATTTCTATTAGCTGCAGTTTTTCCGACATCCAAATCTGAAAAGAGATCAGCGAATCTCCATCTTCTACGAATATAGGAGTTATCTGGAATTGCAACTGCTGTACCATTTCCATTCGAGTTACCGTCTAAACGAATGGTTATTGTATTTGTTGAAGTGTTTCTAGCAGTAACTTCATACTGATTATCTTCATCACCAGTAATATATGCAAAATCAGCAGGATCAGATGATGAATCTGCACTTGAAAACGAAATAAGATCACCCACATTAATTGTATAACCACTTTCATCAACATTATCTACTATAATAGTTTTATCGTTTAGATCTGTAGAAGAATCATTAACTTGATTACTTGTACCGAAATGCTGTTCAAATGCTGTACTTGTTGCACAAACAGAAACTCCGATTGCGTTACCAATTACACCAGAATTTCTCGCAATCCACTCACCATAAGTATCACTATTACCACTAGCATATGACGCAGTATACTGATCTGTATCACGAATAAAAAGACCAGTACTAGATGCAGATGCATTTTTTAACACACTCTCTGTACCAGCACGAACAACTTTTAAAGCATCTGAATATTTTAAAAAGTTTGCAGCAGTAAACCACCATTCAAAATTACTTGAATTGGGTTTACCAAAAGTTCTTACTAAATCTTCCTCTGATGAAATATCGGTTATGGTATTAACTGGGCCTTTCTCAAAAGGCCCAGCAATCGCACCAATAGAAGTTGCAACCGCTGGAACGACATTCGTTAAATCAACTTCATTAACTTGAACACCAGGCGAAACTAAAAAACCCATAGTTTACTCTCCTTATAAAATCTAATTGTCTTTTTCAATTATTTATAAAAAACCCATTTTACAAATCGCACTTTTATATGCACAGAAACATATAAATAAAAGTATGACAAATACACATTATGAAAAATATAGCACTACCATAAAGAAAGTTGCGAGAAGAAATTATCGCAAACGGGTTGCATGGCTAAATGAATACCTTGCTGATGAGTCTTGTGTGCATTGTGGTGAAAGTGAAACAGTATGTCTCAAGTTCTACCCCCATGATGTAGAGATTCGTAAACAAACCAAACGAAAAGGTATGAATCAAGAAAGTCGCAAAGACGTTATTGAATTTATAGAAAAGTCAAGAATAGTCTGTTCTAACTGTTGGATTAAACTTGATTACGATCTAATAGACCCGAAATATTCC